CAGTCTGGATCGAGCCGAAGACGCGCGCCGGATCGAGCGTGGCGTCGTCATTCCAGCCTCTCGGGAAGCGCCCGCGCATGTCGGGAAGGTGGAACGTCGTCGCGCCGTCGCCGGCACCGAAGGTCGTACCGATCAGCGCGAACAGGTTGCTGTAGGTGGCGCGGGAGACCTGCGCGCCATTGCAGTAGAGCCAGCCGGCCGGGTAGGTGCCCGTCTTGGTGTAGGGCATCATCACGCCGGGCGGCATCGTCATCTCGGTCTTGGCGGCGACGATGGCCGCGTCGATATACGCCTTGGTCGCGGCGTCGTTGGCCGCCACCGGCTCGGCGAGATTGACGATGCGCTTGGCATTCATCGGAAGGTTCGCCGTCGGCTGCGTCCGGCCATCTTTAGTAATACATTGAGAAAGCCCAGCGGCGAAGCCGTTGTCCTCGTCGTCGTGGTAGTCTGCACGTATCTTTATGCCTGCGGCAGCATCGGCTACCCACGAGCGCAGGCGATTGAACGTGCCGGAGCTGTCGAAAGGCATGGGGCTCTCCTACCGCCGCTTCTTCTTCCGGTCTTCGTCGGTCTTGCCTGCACCCACGACAGTTTTCGAGAGGTACTCGCGACCCTGCTCGACGTTGGCTTTGTTTTTCTTGAGCTGGCCGGTCACGTCGAGGATGGCTTCCTTGAGAGCCTCGAACTGCTTGGAGCCCTTGGACAGCGCGTTGATGCCGCCGCCCACCATCTCGACGCCCGTGCCGATCACAGGGATCGCTCCGAAGGGAGACTTGCGGCGCAGCATCTTGCCTGCGCCCTCCACGAATTTGCCCGTCATGTTCTTGGGATTGGCGAGCTGCGCCAGCAGCAGCCGTTCGTCGATGGGCCACTTCCCTGCGTCCATCCCCGACAGCATCTTCTCGAAGGCTTCAGGCCCTTGGGCCTGCGCCATCTTGGCCGCCTCCATGCGCGCGTTGCGGGCGATGACATCCTCGCTGCGCGGACTGATGTTCTTGCCGCCGGCCTGCCGCTTCTCCGCCCGCTGTGCAGCGGTCGCCAGCTCGTCCTCGGTGCCGATCTTGGGTTGCTTCCTGAAGGCATTGGAGAACTTGCCCAGCCACTCGCCGGCCTTGGCCGCGCCAGAGCCCAGCAGGGCTCCCTTGCCGCTCTCATAGGCGATGTCCTCCATGCCCTTCGCGCTCGGCACCCAGTCCTTCTGGTGGCCGTACTCGCTGAGCCCGCCCTCAAGACCGCCCGCCACACCGCCGGCAGCCATGCTGCCGACGCGGTAGGGCGAGGTGACAACCGCTGTGGTGATGTCCAGCGGAGCCTCGATGAAATCGGGCGTGCGCTCGCGCGCGGCCTCGGTCAGGTTGGCGGTGTTGGTCAGCTTGTCGGTAAGACCGCGCGATGCGGTGTCGCCGCCGATACGCATCAGGTCGTCTATGACCTGCGGCTTGGGCCTGTTGCCGTAGATGTAGCTCTCGCCGGTACTCGGACTGCGCACGTCGAACATCTGCTGGAGGAGCCCCGGCTCGTCGGTGCCCTCGGTGGCTGGCGGCGCTGCGGCCTTGCCACCACCGACGCCCTTGGCGATCATCTGCTCGCGCGCGGCTCCGAGCTTGCGGACGAGTTCCTTGTTGCCTTTCCCGGCAGCGACGCGGATGGCGTCCTCGATTTCCTGAAGCGTTGCCATGTCACGGCTCGTTTGCTTGTCTGATCAGATCGTCCACGTCGCTGGAGCCCTGCTCGGCTTCCACGTCCGAGAGTTCGTCGGGCCCGACCTTGTCGAGCAGCACCTGTAGCTCGGGCGTCATGATCGAGCGCTGGTTGATCTCCTGAAGCTTCGCCCTCAGCTGCGGCTGCGTGAGCTGGCCGTTGCGATAGGCGTCGATGGCGTTGCCGCGATCCATGTTGATCTGCGCTTTGGCCTGCATCATCCCAAGGATCAGGTTGTTGGCCTCGGGGTAGTTGCCGAGATTAGTGAGGCTCCGCAGCATCCCGGTGTATTCGAGGTCGGACGTGGAGCCGGAGCCCGCGACGCGCAGCGTCGGCGCGACACGGTTGACGATGCTCTGGAACGCCGCGCCCGCGCTGGAGAAATTCCGCAGGACCGGAAGCTGAGCGAGGTTGCCGATGATCGGCCCCTGCGGCGCGATCTTGGTCAGCTCGCCGAGCAATTTGATGTCGCCCATCTGCTGACCGGCGACATCACGGGCCTGCTGGAACGCATTCCAGTTCTTGGCTTCCTCGACATCCATCTGCTCGTCGAGTTTGGTCTGCTCGCCACCGACGTTGATCTTGGTCGAGGGCGTGCCGAGAACGGGCTCGACCTTGCTGCTGTCCAAGTTCTCCTGAACCAGCACCTCGCCCTCTGGCGTGCCCTTGAGTTCGGGGTTGAGCTGGTCGGCGCGAACCATGCCGCCATAGATGTCGGGCTTGGTGGACTGGTAGGTCGCTTCCTTCTGCCTGCTGATCTCTTGCAGCCGGCGATCCGCCTCGGTCTGATCGATGGTGCCAGCGGCAAGCTCGGCACGCACCTTGGCTTCATCCGACGACAGCGAGGCATCGAGACGAGCCTTCTCGGCCTGTGTCTTGGCAAGCGTCTCCGCCGTGGTGCGAGCCTCGGCCTGCGTGTCCTCCTGAAGCTTGGTCTGCTGCTCGCGGGTGAGCTGGCTCTCGCCGGCAGTGAAATCCTGCGAGCCCAGTCTCTCGGAGGTCTGCTGCTGCTGCGTGTCCTCCAGCGTCAGCTTGCGCTCCAGCTCCTCGCGCAGAGCTTTCGCCAGCTCGGGATCGTAGGTGCCGATCTGGGCAAGCTGTTCCGTGGTCGCGCCCTGTGGTTTGACACCCGACATGATCTGCGCGAGCTGGGCCCGTGCGGAGCCCTCGGCTTCGTCGGCATGGCGCTGCGCGCGGTTCGCGCCGAGTACGTCGAGCATGTTCGCCGCGCCCGCGAACGGCGTGCTGATCTGATCCATGCCGCCCGATCCGGCGAAGGCAGCAGCCGCTGCTTTCTGGCGTTCCTGAAGCGCCTTGAGCGTCAAAGCCTTGTGCGGGTCGCGGTATCCTGTGTTGCGTTCTATGGCCATGGATCAGCCCCAGAGCTTTCCCGTGTTCAGACGCTGAAGCGCCAGTTGCAGTCGCGCGTTCGCCGCCTCCGGCGTCATCGCGGTGGAGGACTGGATGCCCGCTGTCGTTATTGGCTGCGTCGGCATCAGTGTCCGCATCATGCCGGTGCTGCGCTGTTGTCCGCCCTTGCCGGCACCGAATATGCCGCCAGCGCTTTCCAAGAGATCGCCGAGCCCGAAGTCCTTTTCCTTGCCGCCCTGATCGGGGCTCGGGCCGGCTCCGGCAACGGCGGTCGCAGGGCTCTGGTCGGGATAGGTCCTCGTGTCGCCGCCGGGGGCCTGCCCGGTCAGAGCGTTCATGTATTTCTTGATGTACGAGCCGCCGCTGGTGCCGAGAACGTCCTTGGCGTCAAAGGCGTCCGGCCGTCCGGTGAACCACATCGAGGCCGCGCCTTCCTCGCCGTGCTTCTGGACGTATTCGCCGAAAATCTTGTCGAAGACGGCGTCCTGCGCCTTGGGGTCTTTCAGGAACTCCTGAGGCGTCATCGCCCGGCCCAAGACCTGTTTCGTCCACACCGGGACGTTCCTGCCCATCACCTGATAGCGACCATAGGCGCGGTCACGGCTGGAGGGATCGCCGCCAGTCATCGGGCCAAGGGCTCCGTAGTCGCCGGAGCCAGCGCTCTCGATGGAGGCGATGGCATTGCGACGCTGCTCGGGTGAGAAGTTGGTCACCGACTTCGGCATCGCCGGGCCGAGCTGCTGCGCGCCGGCAGCGCCGCCCGTCATGTCGCCGCCGATGCCGCCGCCGGCAGTCAGGCCCCAGATTTTCGCCTGCTCCGGCGTGAGGCCGCCGGCCCAAGAACCCCCAGCCATCCCTGTCTCGTCGCCAGCCACGTCGAAGTGCATGAGGTCGAGGGCTCCGTACTTGCCGGGCTCGCCCGAGAAGTAGCCGCCCCAGCGGAGTTTCTGGGCAAGTGCAGGATCGGTCTTGAGAGCCTGCTGGTAGAGGGCGTTGGCGAGTTGCTGGTAGGCAGCGAAGTTCTCCGGGTTCTGGTAGTTGGCGAGCGCCGTGCCGGAGGCCGGGTCGAACAGCTCCACGTCGAGAGCCCTGCCGATGCCGCCCTTGCCGTGGTAGCGGGTGTCGCCGGCACGATACCCCGAAGTCGCGCGCACGCCATACTTCCCGAACTGCGGCATACTCTGAATGAGCCTGACCAGTGCGGGATCGACATTGTCGAAGATGGAGGAGCGCGACCGTGCCACCTAGTATTGCCCTCTGTTGAGCCGCTGCGTCGGACGCTGCTGCGGGACCGGCACCGGCTGGACGCTCGGTTCCGGGCGAGGCGTCGGTGTCGGCGTGGGAGGAATGCCGGCACCCCATGGCCCTGCCATGGACATATCGGTTGGTGGAGCCCCGCCCGGAGCCGGAGGCTGCCCCGCGCTGGGACCACCGGGCCCGCCGCGCAGGAGCATCATCAGTTTTGCGAGCAGACCCCGTGGGTCCTGCCCCTGCATCATGCCTTGATCGAATAGGGGCATCTACCGGCTCCCTCCCTGACGGGCACCGCCACGGGTGCGGTTGAACTGATCGACCATGCGCTGGTTGAGCGCGGAGATCATGGCTTTGGTCTCAGGGTTGGCGTTCTGGCCCAAGGCCAGCATCTGCCGCTGCGCGTCGCCGAAAGCCTTCGACGTGGCTGCGTTGTAGCCGTAGGAACCGCCGCCCATGCTCCCGCCGCGCATGAACATATCCCAAGCCTGTTGCTGTATCTTGGGATCGATGCCGGTGCTTTTCGCCGGGTCGGGCGTCGTCGGTTTCTTCGGCGTCGGAGCCTTGGGCGCTGCCGGAGCCGGCGGTGGCGCGGAGTTGACTGGAGCCCCCGCCATGCTCGGCTGCGCCGGCATGTACGAGGGCCCCATCGCCGCATCATTCGTCGTCGGGGGAAGCGGAGCCCCGGCCGGCACCGTGGGAGGAGGCGTGCCGGCGTTGACCTGTACGCCCGAGCCCGGCACCAGCTTCTGCCACGCCGCGAGCGTGGCCGGGTCGGGTGGCGTCGTCGGCCTCGTCCAGTTGCCGAACCCCGAGTTGGCGAGGTTCGACTGGAACTGCTTGTAGCGGTCGGTGCCCTGCGCTCCGGCGAGCATGTCCTTGTTGGGTGGTGTTCCCATCGTGGCCTCCTACGCCAGCCCAAACTTGAGGGCGCTGGTGCCGAGCCCGAAGATGCCCGACAGCATGTCGCTGTAATTCTGTTTCTTCTGCTCGTATTGCTTCTGCTGGAGCGCGGCCACGTCGGTGCCCTGCACGGGCGTGGTGTTGAAGCCGGGCATGTTGATGAACTCCGGCTGCACCAGTCCGAACATCGCCGCCAGCTCGTTGATGGTGCCGGAGCGCAACTCCTCCATGAGCTTGTTCTCGGCGATCTTCGTCGCATTGCTCTGGTCGGCGATCAGGTTCTGGTTCTCCCAGTCCTTTTGCAGCGCCTGATTGCGCAGCTGCATCGCCTCATTGGACATACCAAAGGATTGCAGGTTGGCCTGCCGCGTCGCCTCGGCGAGCTGGTCGGCCTGCAACTGGTCCTGCCGGAACTGGTACTTGCCGCCGGGCATGTTGCCGGCAGCCGCCGCCTGCGCGAGCTGTTGCTGGCGGGCCGGCTCGGCACCGCGCCGCCAGCTCTCCATGATGTTGGCCTCGATGGCCGGGCGGTCGATCTCCTCGCCATAGGCGTTCTGGAAGCCGGGGTCGGTGTAGTAGCGCCAGTCGGGGCCCTGCTCGGTACGGGGCGTGCCGAGCTGGCCCCCGGCGTTCGCCATCATGTTGTTGAGGATGTCGCCGGCACCGGACCGGGCAGCGGTGTTCTTGTTGTAGATCGCCTTTTCCTGCGGCGACATCGTGTAGGTCTGCGAATACTTCGGGACAGAGTAGGTCTGCCCGGTCTTGGGATCGGTGACCGTCTCCCATCCGGTTTGCTTGTTGGTGATCGTGGCGCGCGGATCGTAGATGTTCGGGTTCGAGGCTCCGGCGTTGTACATCGACGCCCATTGCTGCTCGCCGCGATTGGCCTGTGCCTGCTGCTGCGGGTCTGGAGGTGTGGGGCCGCCCATCACTGCACTCCTAATGGCTGTTCATGCGTCACCTTCACACGACGCATCTTGAAGGGTTGATCGAGGAGGTAAGGACACTCCTCTGGCAGCAGCCCGAAGATCACGGCATCGCGGACGCCGTCGTAGCCGCGACGCTTGTAGCCCTCGTAGCGGAAGCCCATCCGCCAAATCTGGCCGAGCGCAGCCTTGTTGTCGGGCGTGATGTGGACGGTGACGCGCTTCACGTAGTCGAAGATCGTTCTGAAGGTCGCCGTGAGAAGTTTTCGCGAGAGCCCCTTGGGGTCGTCCACCACCACCGTGGCGAAAGCCTCGAAGTCGCTTTTCATCTCGAACACGATGATCACCGCGACGCCCTTGGGGCCGTAGACGGTGCAGCTCAGCCAGCTGTCGTTGGCGAAGTCGATGCCGGAAAAGTCGAGCCCCAGCCGGTCGAGAAGCATCATTTTCTCGGGCTTGCCCAGAGGCTCGAAAGTCACGCGGTATTCCGAGATGATCGAGTTAGCCAAAGACGGAGCCTCGCTCATAGAGGATGTCCCAGCCGGCGACGGAGAACGAACAGTTCAGGATGCGCGCCTGCATCCTGATCGAGCCGACGCGGCCTATCGCGCCGACGCCCGTCCAGTTGATCCAGTTCTTCGCGCCGCCCACCCAGAAATCGCCGAAGATCGGCGGCACCGCATTCGGCAGGTCCCAGTCCGCCGCGTTCCATGTCGCGTCCGCCGGGTCGGCCCCGGTGATGTCGGGCGTGTTGAAGGGCTCCGCGCTGTCATAGTCCACGTTCACGTCGATGATCGGCTGCGGGCTCCCGTCGGTGAGGATGTACGGCAGGATCATCTTGAAGTGCTTGATCGCCGGGGTCTTGTACTGGCTCCACGCGGTCTGCACATCGACGCGGATCGGCTGCCCGTCGTCGCTCTGGTGGCTCGGGTGGAACTCGTAGACGTTGCCCTTGTCGTCGGCGAAGTAGACGTAGGGATGTATCCAGCCGAAGCACCGGGCGGGGAGGTATTTGAACTCCTGCCATGCCGGCTTGGCCATGTTGCGGACCATCTGGTCGTAGGTGCCGCCGCCCTTCGGGATGTTGCAGAACATCCTGCCGGTATTCGGATTGAGGAACAGCTCCCAGCCACCCCGGTCGATGTTGACGATGGAGCTGGCGAGAAAGCGGCTCACCACCGTCTTGTCGGCGGCCTCGACGCCTTCGCGGCCCGACTTCAGCACCGTGGACATCGCCGTCAGCCCGGTCGGGATCAGCGCGTACAGCTCGCCACCGTAGTTCATCACGCAGTAGCGGCTCTGCGGCGGATCGAACTTGTAGACGCCGACGAGCTGGAAATCGTTGTCGGGATCGACGCCCTGATAAAGCGCGACTTCGCCGTGCGACGTGAAGATCGCGAGGATGTCGTCCATGCCCATGCCGCCATCGCGCGTCCACGACGCCATGGCGCGGATGGTGCCGCCTTTCTTGAAGATCGCGCTGAGCGGAAAGACATCCAGCTCGCCGTCCTTGGACATCAGCGGGAGATAGTAGAAGCATAGGTTCGTCAGGTCCGCGAAGAACAGCCGGTTCATGTGCGCGACGACGATCTGCATCGCGTTCGGGTTGATCCACGAGGCTCCTGCCGGGGCTCGCACGTCCTCCTTGAAGACGGAGCCCTGCTGGACGTAGCCCATCGTTCCCGTGGTCTGGTCGCCGGCCCACGAGGTCGTGACGACATTGACCAGCTCGAAGGTCTTCGCGCCCGTGTTGATGTTGCGGATGCGGTGGTTGCCGTTGGCCGTCACCTGATCGCCGGCACCGCCGGAGATGATCACGCTGTCGCCGTCGTTGAGGCCCGCCACGCTCGCGGCGGTCACGATGGCGAAGTTGGGAGCCGTCGCGTTCTTGGCGATCTTGCTGACCGCGACGGAGGCTCCGTTCGGCACCGCGCCGCCGTCCCAAGACCAGATGCCGTCGGAGCCGTTCACCATGACCGTGTACTGGGTGTCGCCAAGGTTGGCGAAGCCCGTCCAGTGCCATGCGTTGCTGGTGAAACCCGACTTGATCGAGGCTCCGGTGAGCGCGTTGTAGAGCGAGCCTCCGGCAGCCGCCGCGATGGTGTCGATGACGCCATAGTAGGGCACCAGATGCTCGATGGGCGGAGCCCCCGCGATGGTGACGAGCTTGCGGTAGCCGGCGCGGCACTTGATGCGGTCGTCCTCGACCGTGAAGTTGGTCAGCACGCCCGCGAACTTCTGGTCGCTCTCGCCCGTCTTGGCGTCGTCGGCGATGCCGGCAACGGGCGGCGACAGGTGCGCGAGATAGGCGCGCTGTTTCTTGATCGTGACCGGCTTGAGCCCGGAGAAGCGGGACGGCAGAGCCCTCAAATGACCCTCCCTCCGTCGAGATCGAGATCGAGGACGCGGTCATTGGCCCGCACCGCGAGCTTGTTCAGCCGGGTGGTGAAATCGCGCAGCTGCTCGCCGAATTCGAGCCCCTTGGCCTGAAGGAATTTGTACTTCAGCCCGCAGACGCAGACCCTGCTGTCGAACAGGATCGTGTCGGTGTCCTCCTTCGGCCGAGTGAGGGGTATTCCGTCCTTCGAGCGCAGCCAGTGGCCGTCGCCGAGATAGCTCTGGTAGGGCTCCTCCAGCAGCACGTCGTCGGCCACTGAGGTCAGCAGCGCCGTCATCTGCGCCACGTCCTCGTCGCGCGAGCCGAGCGCCTGCGTGAGTTGGGTCTGGCGGATGCCGATCTCCATCGAAGCGTCGTTAACGGCCTGAAGGACGGAGATCAGCGCAGCCATCAGCCAACCGCCTTCACCTTGAGGGTGTCGATCAGCGTCTTCTGCTGGGCGATGGTCTTCATGGCGTCGGCGACGGTCTCCTCAAGCGCCGTGATGCGACCGTCGCGCTCTTTCAGCAGCTCCTCGTACTTGGCGGCTCCGCCTTGCAGCTTGACCAGCTGCTGGGCGCGGTCGGCCAGCTCCTGAAGCTCGGCGGGCATGTCCTTGGTCTTGGCCTTGGCGAGGGCATCGACGGTGTAGATGTCGCGGTCGGCGCACATCTTGAACAGCGCCTCGCCGCACGCCGGCCAGAGCGCAAGGGGGTATCCCTCGGTGTAGTCGAAGGCCCGGCCTCGGGCTTCCTTCTGGTACAGCTCGAAAGCCATCGCGTGGTCTCGGAAATCGACCTCCTCGGCGACGCGGCGCACGGAGAGATAGGGCGGACGGTCGAGCTGGATCATGATGTTGTTGCGGTAGATCGGCATCCCGTCCTTGCCGGTCCCGGCATGTTCCCAGCCGGTGTAGAAGCGCGCGAGCGTC